GCAGGTTCAAATCCTGTCAGCCCGACCAATGATCCGCATGTCTATGCGGTGCAAACCGGATAAAATAGCAGATGTGTCAATTATCCGGTTTTGTTGTCAAAACGTCTGCCAGTAGCGGTTACATTCTGAAAGTTAGAGGGTAAAAGCTCATGGCATCACTCGATGAATATGTCCGCGCAGATGGCGGCACAACATACCGGATCCGATGGCGAGAGCCAGGTGCGACCGAGCACTCGACCATCACGATCCGAGACGACGAAGAACTAGCGCTACTAAACAAGCGACTGATCGAGGGTAACGGTGGCAGCTACGAGGCAGCACAACGAGCCGTCGAACAAGCTAAAGTCGATGGCCCTAAGCTGAAAGACTACATGCGCCGGCACATCGGTCTGATCGTCAAAATAGGCGATAACCTGCGATCGCAATACTATGCAGCCGTCGAGAATCACTTTTCAGGCATCCTCGGCAATCTGCCAGTAAAAGCCATCGAGCAGATCGATGTCGTCCACTGGATCCGATACATGCAAGACAAGGGCATCGGACCTAAGACGATCGCTAATCACCATGCGACACTATCCTCGACGATGCAGCGTGCCTATAACGAGCGCATCATCGATCGCAACCCTTGCCAGGGAATCTCGTTGCCGGAAAAAACCTCGCACGTCGAAAACGAGATGTATGTGATGGACAATGACGAGCTAAACGAGATCTTTGCTGAGATCAATCCACACTACCTGCCGTTTTTGAGTCTGTTGCGCGGCACCGGCTGCAGGTTCGGTGAGGCCACTGCACTGCAGCCTCGACACTTTCGGCTCGACGCTCGCACGCCTGTCGTCAAGATCGAGCAAGCCTGGAAGCGAGGCGATAAGGGATCGTTTTACATCGGCACGACTAAGACTCGCAAGGGTAATAGGACAGTATCGCTGCCAGGTTATGTCGTCGAGCAAGTGCGTCCGCTCGTCGAGTCCACACCTAAAGACGAGCTAGTTTTTCGCAGCCTGCACGATCGTCGGATCACTGCCAGCTCGTTCGGCAAGATGTGGAATCGTGCACTAACTCGGCTCGGTTACGATGCCGACGAGCGACCTCGGATCCACGACATTCGCCACACACATGCATCGATGATGCTCGACGGTGGCATCGATATGTTTGTGCTCTCGCGCCGGCTCGGTCACGAGTCGATCAAGACCACCATCGACCTCTACTCGCACCTAGTGGACTCGGTACATGCCGAGGCTGCAGCTATTGCCGATAGTGTCTTTGCTTAGAATGGACGCCATGATCAATCGAGACAACATCACACAAACCGAATATCGAGTCATGCGCGAGACGTTAGGCGTGCCGGTCGAGTGGATAGCCGAGCGTTTAGGCGTGCAGACGAGATCCGCGCAGCGCTGGGAATCGAAAGCACAAACACCGCCGATCCAGCCGGCCATCGATCTCGTGTGCGATGCCTACGAGTATGCGACAGCCGAGGCTCGCTACATCGTCGAGGGTGCTGCAGATCGAGTCGATGGCGAGCCAGTCAAGCTCTATCGTTACTGGAATCAAGCACACATCGATCAGGTCGAGGGTGCCGGTGCTAACGATGTCGAGCTGCATAACGCTACGGTGCGCATCGCTTATCTGCTGCTGCAGCTGCACGGCATCGAGGCAGAGGTGCACGTGCCAGAGTTCACTTAGAACTATTTGTAAACCGAATTGACATCTCTAGTCTGCTCTGCATATACTGGATACATCAAGACGGCATAAGCCGCAAAGATCCTACAGAATGGAATAGAGAAAATGTCTAACGAGATCATCGACGCACTGGCACCGCACCTGCACAGCGAGCACATCGAAGCACTAACTAACGACGAGATCTGGGTCCAGGTTGCCGATAAATGGGCAAAGGTCGAGCGCATCGATCCACGTGCCTGCAGCTACGTTGTGACCACCGGTTACGAGGCTGGCAGCGACTTGGCAGGTGGCGAGCGGATCGAGCCAAAGGTTACTCGCGTAAATGGCTTGCGGTTCGGTGTAATCCCTCGCGTGCTGCGGTGGGTGGACTACAATGGCACCGCTCGTCCAGCAAAGCACTAAGCAACAGAGATTACCCTGGCCAGATGGCCAGGGTTTTTTCTTGCCCTAAACCATTTTGTAAACCGAATTGACATCTCTAATCTGGTCTGTATATACTGGATACATCAAGACGGCACGAGCCGCACAGATCCTACAGAATGGAATAGAGAATGATTTACACTCAGGAAGCAGTGCACGCATACGTTACTCGTCGATTGGCTGCAGTGATCAAGCTGGACGACTACGAGCTAGTCGAGAATGGCTTGAAGTTCACTCGTTACGGTGTAGATGTTCGCATCGCAGTCCTCAACGACGACGAGGATTCGGTCGAGATTAACGACCTGGAATGGATGGCCGAGATCGACGGTGTGAAGCACTTTGATCGCACTCTGATCTACGGTGTATGGCCCAAGGTGCACGAGGCACTGCAGGCAGCAAAGTAAAATAAAGATAGCCCGGCCAGATGGCCGGGTTATTTTTTTACCCTAAACCCTGCCATGTAAACCGAATTGACATCGACTCGATGATCTGCATATAATGGAATTACCAAGACGGCACAAGCCGCAAACCTCCTACCGAAAGGATCACCATGAAAAACAACTGGACCACTAATAGCGAGCTACAACTGGCTACTCACGTCGCTCTGCGCGTAGACGACTGGAAGCCGTCGCACGGTTGCCCTGCCTGGATCAAGTCTAAGGATCGCCAGTGCGGACGTGCGCCATACGATAAGGATGGCGGTGTGCTATGCAAGCGGCATCGCACTGTCGCATCGAGGCGCCATGAAAAGCGCATGGCAGAGCTGACTGCGCAGATCCTTGAGAGAAAAGCTGCGAAGTAACCAATCGGATCGCCCTGGCCAGCCGGCCAGGGCTTTCGTCTAACACGAGAGGCCACACCATGACCACCAAGAACAGCTGGACCACTGCACTAGACGCAGCACGACGCATCACCGCTGCCGAGGCAGAGATCGAGCAGCAGCGACCGATTAGAGATCGCGCCATCGTCGAGATCCGCGAGTCCGGTGTGCCGGCAGCAGAGATCGCAGCGCAGCTCGGCATCTCGCGGCAGATGATCAGTCGCATTATCAAAGATGCAAAGATTGGCAAATAGACCACCACGACCTCTAGGATCGTAACCATGAAACACACCATCACTCGCGCCCTCGTTGCAGTCGGTGCTGCAGCGCTGGCACTGACTGCCTGCGCAGCCGACGATGGCAGTGCAGCGGATCGCCACGAGCAACAGCACATCGAGCAGCTGCAGGATGCTCACAAAGCGCAGCAGATGAAAGACTACCGAGAGGCTTATGATGCCATGCATGGCAACGAGTAGTTTTTGGGCATAAAAATAAGGGCTTACCCTAGCAACTATCTGCCAGGGTAAGCCCTTTTGTTATCCGCTAATTAGCGCCAGCGGTGATCGTTCAGGAAAGCCTGCACGCCGTAGGCTTGGTTCCGACTATTGAACACTGAGACGGTCTGATTAGGACTCATAACAGTAGTTCCGTAGTGGTAGCGGATCATGTTATAAAACTCGCTCCACGTTTTCGGACCAGCAGTGCCGTCGAGCCAATAGCCCTTGTAGTAGCCACGCTTCTGCATCCACTTTTGCATACCGAGCACAGTGTAATAACCAAAATACCCATCTTGCGCATAAGGGTAGGTGTTTTGTTTTGCACTCATATAGGTTTGCAGCGCCCGGATGCTTACCGAGCCAAAGATGCCATCGAGTTTCAGCTTGCTATATAGCGGTGCTGACATATTCTTTTCTTATCCCTCTCAGTGTGAGACATGCGCAAGACGATCCTGCGCATAAAAAATGGACCCTGCAGTTAGCAGAGTCCGCTGCACGCGCCTATCTGAGACGCTGCAGAGTCTTATTCGGCTAGTTGATTTGCCGGCACATTCTTTGCAGCCAGCTCGTTACCGCCGACGCCGAACAGAGTGGCGAGGATGGCAAGCCACTGCGCCACGCCCTCTGCCTCGATGAATCCCCAAATGCCAGCGATCAGGATCAGTGCCTCTAGCACTCGGTAGATCGTTTTGCGAGTGCGTCGATCTTTGATGATGTTGTCCATGCGGATCCTCCGATCTGATTAGTTAGTTGGTTAGAAATTGCCGCTGCCAGTTGAGATAGTCGATCTCAGCTCGCACAGTGAGCGGCCCCCGGTAGCCATCTGCTACGCCGTAGTAGAGATGTTTCTTACCGATCGCGCTCGTGTCGTAGAGCTTGCGCTGCAGACCCTTAACAGCGATCGGACCCATGATGCCGTCGTGCCGGTATTTGCTGAGATCGTAGTAACCTCGGCCAGTGCGAGGATCCGTTAGATCATTGAGCCACGACTGCAGGTTTTTACCGAGATCCGGATCGGTGTAGTCCACTGCCGCCATGAGAGTCACCCATGCGTTATGCGATGCACGAGTGTGCTTGTCTGTGCGCTTGAGTGCGACGTGCGGATATTCGGCAGGTTTCTTTTCCAGATCCACGGTGGCGATGTATGCGTTGCGATAGTCTGGCTCGTCGCTCGTGCCGTAGTTCCAGCGCACCTTAGTCCAGCTACCCTGATCCTCGACGATGTTGAGCCGGTAGCCCTTAGACGGTGTGCCGATCGTCTCCGAGCCTCGGCTGCGACCGGCCTTGATCTCGGCATCGTCGGTAATAACTTTGCGCTTGTCGTATTGCTGTGGCGCACTGGCCTCGGATCCACCAGATGCGACAGTCACCTTGCCAGCGTTTTTAGGATCCGATGCCTTGATAAATTCGTCCCATCGACCGTCTGCCAGCATGATCGCTGGACACTGTTTGCCGGTGATGAATTTGTGCGAGATGACGCGGTTCCACGGAATGTCGAACTTCTTGCGCAGGTATGCGACTAGCTCGGCAGCGTTTTGCAGTGCCTTGTCGTAGTCACCATCGCGGTTTACACAGATCTCGACACTGATCGAGTTCAGGCCATACTCTGAATCGCCAGCGTGCCAGGTGCGCCGATCCTCTGGATAGGACCGGATCGCTATCTCGTCATCGACCTGCCAGTTCCACGACGCCTGCCGGCTGTTACCGTTAGCCTGCAGCCGTGCATGTGACCATGCGCCGGCACCGACGCTACGGTTAGCCGTCTCGTGAATTGCGATGTATTTTTTCTGATTAGTGCCGCTGTAGTAGTGATCGTGTTTTGACAGATGATCGATCATCTTGACCATGACTGGCCTCCTTGTCGGTTAAATGAAAAAACCTCGCAAAACTGCGAGGTTCGTCTAGTTGTGCCGGTGCACTATTCGGATCCAGGATCTCGTCGTCGCTTGCCATGCGACCACTCGTGGTGCAGATCCTCTAGCATGTCGGTCCATTTTTGAGTGGACTCGATGTGCTGATCTAGCGCTTGCTGAGTCTTGATCTGCGCTCGATGCGTTTTGGCTTGCTCTCGATCGTGGTGCTTGCTGATCACGATGTGCTCGTCGAGTTTTTTCGAGACGTTGCTAATCGTCTCGTTCACTCGATCCAGATCCTCACGAAAGTTTGTGTCGTGATCGTTCTCGACTTGTTTCCGGACTCTCTCTAACAGTGCCGGGATCCCCGGTCTGCCTGGCTTGATCACCTTGCCGGATCGATCCCTGCGCTCTGCTACGCCGTTCCAGTCGTCGAGAAATTGTCGAGCACCATTGACGATGCCAGCAATACCTCGGATCACTGGCACCGCTGCAGCAATAGCAGCGGCACCGCCTCCGATCCATGCGATCGCCTCGCCTAGTGTTATCGTGTCGAGCCATGCCTGCATGAGTGCACCGCCCTTGCTAGTTAGATACATGTTGAGCAACCCTTGTGCCTCTCTCGGTGTGAGTTATGGCCCTAGGTGACTTGCTGTTTTGTGCTTGCCGGTAATTCGCCGCCCTCGAAGTAGTCCCATGTGCGCACATCCTCTTGGCCTAGCGACCACATCGCTACGCCTCCGAGGTTGTAGGTGTATCGTGCCTGCGCCTGCCAGTGCAGCACCGCCTGCGCATCGTTGCAGTATCCGATAAAGCCGCCATCTCGATCGAACAGAATAAGCCTCGACCACCAGACATCGTGATCCAGTGGAATAACCTGCATGTCTGCCGGCTGGCCTAGCTCGTATGGTGCATCGATCCAGTGCTCGTAGCCCCAATCGAGTTGCGAGTATTCGGTCCAGTGATCCGGATCCCTTGTCTCTGGCTCGTCTACGTCATCGACTGGCCTAAAGCGGTTTTGCGAGTTGTGCCACTCGATGCCGTTGCGCGGGTGCCGGCCCATGATCTGCGATGTGCCGTTCACGATGACCTCGATGGCCTCTCGCGGTTGATACCACCAGCCGTCTCCGAGGTAGGTGTGATCGATCCAGGTCGAGCTGGACGCCTCGAAGCCTGTCGGACCTGTGCCGGGATCGATGTCGGTTGCCTCGAACACGAGCGGCACTGTCGTCTCGGTGTTGTTGAAGTACACTCGCACGCTGTTCTCGCGCAAGCGCACACCGAGCACATTTTGTAGCGGTGTGCGATCTGTTGGACCGCTGCCGGCAGCTGCGACTTGCGCGGTGCCGACGACGCTGCCCCCGGCTCGCACGGTGATCGATCCGGTGTTAGTCATCGACACGCGCACGCCGCGAGAGTAGATCGTGAAAGTGCCGGCAGCTCGAAAGTGAAAACGAGCCTGCACGTAAAGCGCCTGCGAGCCGAAATCGTGGTTATATTCCAGCCGGCCAGATCCGCGATACTGCCGATAGGTGCCAGTGATCTCGGTAAGCCGCCAGTTACCGGATGGCACTCGATAGATGCTGCCGATCTGTCCGGATGTCGCATAGTCGTCCACGATCGTTGCTGCCACTGGATCTCGTTTCAGCATCTCGACGGTGAGAGTAAATCCCCGCTTAGGTCCAACGAGGTTGCCGTGCACATCGCGCACTCGTTCAGCTTTCATGCCATACTCTGCGAACGAGTCTCGTGGTCCATTGTCTGCGATCGACCAGAGAGGCGTGCCAGACGGTAAACCGTAGCGCACTGCATAAGGTCGATTAGCATAAACGTCGAAGCTGACGCCGGTGCTGTCGGTCTGCATGTCGCACTCTAGCCAGTCGTAAGCGTGCAGCATCCCCCATAATGATTTACTCTCTGGATCTCGATACATGATCCAGCCGATGTCGTGTTGCCTGCCGTCGGTGTACCACGGCACGAGTCCGCTAAATTGCTGCCAAAAGCTGTAGTAGGTGCCAGAGATCCCTCGCCACTGATAGCCGAGGTTTTGCGGTGTATCGTGCAGCCGCCAATAACGGCCATAGAGCGGGATCCCCATAAGTATCTTGTCCGGATCGATCTGCGATGCCGCCCATCGATAGACGTTGTGCATCCAGTAGCCCGGTGAGATCGGTCCCGGTGCCGAGCCGCCCCATGCGAAGTCGTAAGACATGATCTCGACGACATCGAGGATCTGGCCTAGCTGTTTGTAGCGCACCCAATTCTCGCCGCCGACAGAGCCGGTGGCAGTCAATGGCGGCAGTGCAGCGCTAACTTGTTTGCCGAGGCTGTGCGCTCGATCTGCCACGGTCTGAAAGATCCGCTCTGAATCCTCCGACCTGTAGTTGCCGCCGCTCTCTAGGTCGATGTCTACGCCGTGCAGCCAGGGATAAGCCTCGAACAGATCCGACTGGATCTCGTCTGCCAGGTGTGCTCGTGCACGAGCTGAGTCTCGCAGACCCTCGAAGATCGCATAAGGTCCATGCGTCGGATCGTCCATGTTGCGGAAAGCGCCCCAAAAGCGGATGTGTGGCCAGCGGTGCCGGTATGGATCCAGCTGGCTCGGATCGAACGTCTGCGTTAGTCCGCCGTCGATGTCTACCGACCAGCCAAATATAGAGATGTCGGTGATGCGATCCCCGTAGTGCTCTAGCACTGTCTGGATCCTGTCGGTTAGGCCCATGTGTCCGACCCAAACCCATACTTTGCTCATGGCTCTCTTTCCGTCCAGCTGAGTCGCAAGTGCACGCGCTGGCCTAGATATGGTTTGAGATACAGATCCGATCGCTCGGTGATGATCGGTGCTCGTCCCCATCCTGCCGATGCCTCGTGCGAGCGGCCATCGACGTATGCGCTGCCAGGTGCGCCAAAGCGATAAGATCCGAGTCTTGTGTCAGCATCCGCGTTTAGCACCTCCATGCGCGTCGGTGATGCTCGATCTGGATCCGCTAACACGACGACATCGAGGCCATCGTGCACGATCCCGTTACGGTACTCGACCCCGGCAGCGTTAGTGCCGGCCTCGCGCACGTTCGGCACAACACCGCTGGCATCCGACCCCGGCTGCAGCTGCACATCCGAGATCCGGATCGAGCTGTCTGCCGGTGTATCTCGTGCAGTGATGCGCAGCCGGATCTGTTCGACTCGTTTATCGATCGTCCAGAATGGCTGTGTTACTCTCACGCTGTCACCCCTGCCGACCACGGCAGCTCGGTAACGTGTGGCATCCATGCCGAGACGACGCCGCCTGGCTGAAACATCACATCGGTCACGAGCACATCGGCATTTGCCGGCACGCCGCGCACTGCGATGCGCACCTTAATTTTTGCTGTGCGACGATTGACTCGCAGCGTGCCCTGCATGATGCCTCCTTATTCCAGATCGATCTCGATGATCTCAGTCGATCCATCCTCGTAAGTTACCTCTGCCTCGACTGTCACATCTGGCACCCAACCTTGCGGACCGCCTGCGCTTGTGATGTCCATGCTGAAAGCAAAAGCGTTGCGGTTATCGGTCTGCACGGTCTGCTCGATCCATCGAGTGCCGCCCCCGGCCAGCTGGACCGCATAATCGCCGGTGCCATCACCATCGACGATGCTGGCCCCGCTGTGCGCCCAATGCGCCAGCCCGTTATCAAATCGGCTATTTAGTAGCAGATTGAACGGCACAAGATCGAACGTACTCACCATCGCGCCCGTCGTGAGCACACCTGCATCGGTGCTGTCCGACGAGCTGAGTTCTCGCAGCCGTGCAGACAGTGTGATCCTCGATGCCCAAGGTTTTACGATGTCGTATTCCAGTCGCATAACGCGCTGCGTCTCTGCGATGTTCATCGCTGGATCTACGACAGTCACATAATCGCCAGCATCGAAGCGATCCAGGTCGCTCTCGGTGATAGCCGACAGATCCTCGACAGTAACCTCGTAGGACACATCTGGACGAGATCTGTTCGCTAACGTTGCGTTAGCCATCGAGAGCATTGTGTAAGGTGACGTGCCAGACTTGAAATCGTAGGTCGCAGTGCGCAGCTCGCTTGTGTAGCTGTAATCCTCGACGTAATCTCGACCCCCGTTTACCGAGGCGATCGTGACACCATCCGCGTTGCGAGCATAGATCCGAGTCACCAGTGATGTCGTATCGACGACCCGTTTAGAATCTGTAAGCCCTTTTCCATAGAAAAAACTCACGCCCTTATCAACACCGGATCGAGGCACAAGACTCACGGTGCGCTCGTTATTGTCAAATAACAGATCGCCGCCATGCTGAGACTGGACCTCGCGCAGCAATTCGAGCGGGTTAGTATCCTCGGTCGTATACGTGCGCAAGGTGCTCACACTGGCCACACCGATCGTCCAGCCAGTGCCGGCCAGCGCCTCTGCCATCACATCGCCGGCTGCGACCTGGATCCACTCGCGGCCATCGATCTGCTTAGCGGTGGCCAGATCATAAAAACCGGCCTCGGCATAGACCTGCAGCACTGGCACGCCGCCCTCGCGCTTAGTCGTGACTCGTCGGATCCTATAGCGCTCGTCTGCGACCTGAATGATCCGCTCGTTTTCCAGCACATAGGCTGCGCGGTGATTAGCTGGCAAGACGAGATTTAGATCCTGTGCGCCATTGACCTCTTTCGTGATGACAGCCGACAGCGGGTTTATGATCACCTCTGCCGGCTGCTCGTCATCCCACAAGACGATCGGTGCATGAGGATAGCGTGGCGGTGCTCCGACATCCCACGGTTGCGCAGCGACCGAGATCTCGAACAGCTGCGATGCGCTGCGACCATATTGGTCAGTAAGCGTTATCGTTACTGTCGTCTCGCCAATCGAAAAGCCTGCCTCGATGTGCAGTGTGCCATCGTCCATCGTTATTGTGACGAGGCTCGATGTAGCGATCGACCAGTCTGGCTCGCCGGTGATCGTCCAGTCCAGATCGATCTGCGCTGTCTCACCTTGCACGAGATCCAGATCCGCGATCGGCTCTAGTGTCGGTGGATCCGGATAAGTAAAGCCGAACGTCCACGAGGTTTGCGCACCGGCTGGAAAAGCGTAGCCGTCTGCCGGTGATGCGGTGATCGTTACCGAGCCGCCGACCGGGATCGTCACGGTGCCGCTGTGCGACCAAATAACACCATCTTGCTCGGTGATCGTGACAGTATTGCCTGCAGCATCGTGATCCGGTGCAGCCGGTGTGACCTCTAGTGCCGGGATCTCGACCTCGATGCCATCGAAGCGATCATGTCCGATGCTTACCGTCCAGCGCACGAGGCCATCGAACGAGTCCGGAATCGTGTCCGGTGTTGTCCAGCTGGCCCCGTCGTCGTCGGATAAGTGGATCGTGCCGCTGCCGCCAGGCAAGCCAGTAAACACCGGCTGTCGAGTCCACGCTAGAGGTTCGGCACCGAGATCGGTGCTATATGTTGTGCCCCCGGTGTAGACGATCCCTGCCTCGGTTACGTCCATGCGATCGTAGTATGGTCGATCGCTGTCCGCTTCCTGGCCATTAGCCCAGGTGCCTCGTGCGAGATCCTGCACAAATTGATCCAGGTCGAACGATGCCGATGGCTGCGCTACCGTGATCTCGTCCGCAAAACCGGACTCGTAATAACCTGCAGATCGCAGGCTAAAGACCTCGACATCTGCCGAGGCACCAAAGTTCGGTGTGCCGCTAAATGTGCGCACTGGCCCTGTCCAGTGACGGCCATCGCTATGCGCACTAAACAGCTGCGCGGTGCCATCGTCACTGACGACCATGCCGAGATAGTAAGGTGCTGTCGTCTGCATCCACGGCAAGCCTGGCTCGTACTGATCCAATAGCAGCGAGCCGCCAGCATCGTAAACCTGCATCCTAGGGTTTCCAGATGCCGAGGTAGACAGATACACAAACGGATCGCTATCCCTCGTGTTGATCAGCGGGTTAAAGCTCTGGATATAGCGCTGCCAAAACCATCCGCCAATCAGGATGCGCGGACCATCCCACAAGCCAGCAAAATGATCCAGCTGCAGCCGAGACTGCTCGCTCGCAGGGTTTAGGCCATTGAGCTGCATCCGCTTGCCCATCGGACCATCTGCCAGGCCCCA